TGGTGGTGAACCTGCAATTAATCCTGATTTCTTTCCATTAGTAGAACATCTTAAAGAAGAATATCCTCACTTCGTTCTCAATCTTACGACCAATGGTACTTGGTCACAGAGACGTGGACAATTTTTACTTGATAATATGGACAGTATTACGGTGTCCTATCATTGTGAAGGGAATGATAAACAAAGACAGCTTGTTCGTGATAATTTGATTTGGATGAGAAAGAATATCAAAAATGTCCATAAACTTAAAGTAAATGTAATGATGCATGTTGATCATTGGGATGATTGTCTAGACCTAATAGACAATATTCTAATACCAAATGATATAAAATATATTCCTAGAACTATTGGAGATGATGGTAGAAATCGTTATAAGTGGTTTAAGGATATGGATGGTGTAATGAGAAGAACCAGCCATAAGTATTCTGATGAACAAATGAATTGGATTAAGTATTATTGGAAAGGTGAAAATAAAAAAGTTGGCGACAAAACAGAACTAAAAATATCTGATGATGGAGATGTTCGTAAAATTGGTAGACCTTGTTGTGGTGGTAGATGTATGACTACAAAACGTGAAGGACAAGAAGAAACTGATGCTATGTTTATTAATCAATCTAATTTTCAAGGTTGGAGTTGTATGGTCAATTGGTTCTTTTTACACATAGAAGAAGATAAAGATGTTGCATATCATCATCAAACCTGTATGGCAAAAACTGAAGACACCCCAGAAGTAAAAATAGGACCTTTGTTACAACATGTAAAAACTTTTAGTAAAAACAGAGGACCTATTTGTAATCTGTCAAAAGCAGATGAATATTTACAATGGTTAGAGAATAAGGTTAATCATGAAGGTAGGCCGCCAACAATGACATGTCCAAATATGCATTGTGGATGTGGCATATGTGTGCCTAAAGCAAAGACAGAAAGAGATTTCCTGCACTTGAAGGAGAAGTATATTTTATGAGCACTGGATGGAGAGAAGAATATATTGAAAATCGTAAAGATTATATAAAAATATTTGATGAATGTCTTACAGAAAAATATGAAGGTGATACAACATTTCTTGAAAAACATATATGTAAAAAAATCGGAGTAAAACATTCTCAGCTTTGTATGAGCGGAACAGATGCAATAATATTTGCTCTTCAATCATTAAATTTACAATCAGATGATGAAGTTCTTGTTAGCTCATTTTCTTGGATATCATCAGCATCTCCTGTTCAACACACTGGTGCTATTCCTGTTATTTGTGATATAGATTTAGACACATATCATATGTCGTTAAATAGTATCATTGAAATGACTAGTAAAAAAACAAAAGCTATTATATACCCACATTTATTTGGCAATATGTCAGATACAACTGAAATAATAAAATTTTGTAAAGAAAATAATATAATTTTTATTGAAGATGCTTGTCAGGCTATAGGAGCAAGTTACAAAGGAACAAATGCAGGAACCATAGGAGATGTTTCATGTCTAAGTTTTAATTCTAATAAAAACATAGCTGGTATATCAGGAGGTGGCTCAGTATTATCAAAAAATAAATATTATACAGAAAAAGCAAGAGAATTTTCCCATCCTATGAGTGGTGGTAAAAATTCTAAAATGTTAATACCAAACGCAAGAATAATAGATTATCGTTTAAGATATATGGAAAAATGGCAATTACATAGACAGATACTTGCTGATATATATAATGAAGCATTTGAAAATTTGCCAATATTTATTCAAAATGATGAGAATGTAAATCATAATTATCACAAGTATGTTGTTAGATTTGAAACTTCTGAAATAAGAAACGATATACATAAAAAACTAAATCAAAATGGTATACCTGCAGCAATTCATTATCCTAATATAATTGAAGAGCAATTAAAACCTGGATTTATAACCAATGGTTCTAAAAATGCTAGAATAGCATCAGAAACTGTTTTAACATTACCATTAAATCATATGATGAAGAAAGAAGATATTAAAAAAATAATAAAGATAATGACTAATGATTGATAGAGTTAACTTTAATGATGTAATGGAAATGTGGAAAGAACCTGAAATGTGGGGTGACATTGAATTTAAACCAGTAAGTTCTATGAAATTTTATGATGGTGTAGATTATCATGGTGGCAATGATATGTCTGTTTATGATTATGAATTATCAGTTCCCCAATTCTTACTGTATCAAGATAAAGGTTGTATGTCTTATTTTAAAATAGATCGTACAATTAGATTTCGTGGTTTATTTGTTAAGAAAGAACATAGAGGGCAGGGTATTTCTGATAAATTATTAAGATATTCTATTTCTGATTGTCAGAATATTTTTCCTTCTACATCATATGATTTTATTTGGGCATTAGCTGGTCCTAATTCTACACATGTTCATAAGAAAATAGGATTTTATAGTGTTACAGATAAGATGCATGAACTTCCTGATGGAAATTATTCACATCATAAAAATGGATATATGAGATATGACCTCTGATACATGCGTCCATCAATGGGGTGGTATATACATTAGTCCAGAAGGTTATTTAATACAATGTGGAATTTCTAAAGAAATTGTATGTGGAGATAAACCACCACACATTAATGATGTAGAAGATTTACAAGAATTTTATCGTGGTGAATATTTTAATAAATTGAGAAATACACCAGTTGCTGATAATCCATATTGTATTGCCTGTACCAGAAGAGAGAAGAATGGTGTTAAATCTCTTAGAAACATGATGGTAAAAACTTATAAGGACAATTCCATACCTTTTGATGTAACCATTAGACATCTCGATGTGTGTTTTTCTAATCTGTGTAATCAACAGTGTTTAATGTGTAAATCTGAATCAAGTTCTAGGTGGTATACTGATGATAAAAAATGGGCAGATTCTGAATTTGATAGAAGACCTGTGATGTATTTAGATTGGTCAAAGAAAAATCTATATAAAATAATAAAAATATTACCCGATCTACATCTTATATCTATTAAAGGGGGTGAGCCATCAATACAATCAGAAGTAAAACATATACTTAAATATCTGACGGATAATAATTTAAATCCACGTATTGAAATGATCAGTAATATGCAACAAGTTTCTCTTGAAATGATGAAACTTTTTTGTGCTCAGAAAAATATGTATCTTAGAGTATCAATGGATGCAAGTGGTTTGATGTATAATTGGACTCGTGGTGGAAATTATTCCAAAACACTATCAAATATTTCAAAATACATAAAAAATTGTAACCATACTCCTAAAATTGGATTTACAAATACTTTAAATAGATGGTCATATAAATCTTTAATAGAAGATATTATGAGAATTGAAAAATTCATATCTACATTTGGATTACCCCCAGTCAATTATAATATTCAACCAGTTATGGGACCACGATATACTTCTCCATTTGCTGCTCCTCGTGAAGAAAGATTAGCATTAGTAAATCATTTTGAAAAACATTTTGGAATTATTGAAAATGATTCTATAGTATATAAGTCATTAAGAATAAATCATTTGAACAATATACTGTCTCTTGAAAATGAAGTTTACGATGATGAAGGATTAACTGAAAAATCTGATAGATGGAAAGAATTTATAGATAGTATTCGTTAAATTAGTATTTTCATAAATACTTCTATATAGGAGTATTTTCTATGCAAGAACAAATTCTAGATCCAAAACTTTCAGATTACGAGAAAACATTTTTTCATTCTAAATGGAGACCAGCACTTGCTTGGTCTTATCTTTTTGTAATACTTATGGATTTTGTTTTTCTTCCTATTATATTTATTTTTTTAGGTGCAGATGCAAATACTTTTAATTGGGAACCTCTTACATTAAAAGGTTCAGGAATTTATCATGTTTCTATGTTAACTATTGTTGGTGTGACTGCATATGGAAGAACAAAAGAAAAACTGGAAAGAAATTTATAAATAGGAGTGTTGTATGATTGGCATTGTTTCTGCTATTGTTGGTTTGCTTACATCAGCAATACCTAGTTTAGTAAAAATATTAGAGAAAAGACAAGAGAGTGGTCATGAAATAAAATTGATGGAGATGAGAATTGAAGCAGCATCTAAAGGAGTTGATATTCAACGCTATATTGAAGACACTAAAGCTGATATCGAAGAAGGAAAATCTGTTCGACAGCATGATGCTCTTGTTACTGGTGATGGCTGGATATTCACATTACGAACTGCTGTTAGACCTGTTTTAACTTTTTTATTCTTTTTTCTATTTCTTATTATTAAATTAGTTGCAGTTTTTGCTATGTTACAACAAGGTGCACCTGTTGTTGAGATATTAGATGCAGTTTGGGATGAATATACAGTTGCTATTTTTGGTTCTATCATTGGATTTTGGTTTGGTCATAGAGCATTTCTACATATACTTGGAAAAGAGAATAATAAAATTTTGTAAATAGGAGATAAAAATGACTTTTCTTTTTGGTTTAGTCGTAGGTCTTATTGTGGGTTGGAATTTTCTACCACAACCACAATGGGTTAAAAGTTTGGTAGATAAAGTTGTTGCTAAAATTTCTAATAAATTTTTTAAATAATAGGAGTAAGATATGTCTGATTGGAAAAAAGAAGCATTTGAAGGACAAGAAAATTATAGTGGATCTGAGGACTTCGGTTCTGTTGCACTTGAAAAACTAAAAAAGCAAGCAGCTGCTGGCAATAAAGCAGCTCAAAAAGCACTTGAGGAAGATGGTGGTGATTGGGTTAAAGAAGCTTTTGCGGGTGAAGATGGTTATGTGGGTAATGATTATGGTTCTGGTAAAACTGGTGTTGATCCAGAATCAAATTGGAAAGACGATGCATTTGAACCAAAAGACTAATTATTAAATGGGGGGAGAATATTCTCCCCCCAACAATATAGGGGTATTATTATGAATTATTTTAGTTTACTTTTCCATACTGTTGTTTCTTTTTTCTCCAAAAAGAAAGATATAAATAAACAAGTAGAGATGGATTTTGAAAAAGAAGAAGAAGTAAAAGAAGAAGAACCAAAAAAAGAAATTATTAATGTGAAAAGAGTTACAGGTCATAATGTAACTTATATCATACCAGATGATATGAAAAGAATGAAAGTAAGACTTCTTGAAAGAAATGGTAAGTATAAGACAGAATATACTTTAACAGATTATTTGGATATTAAATCAGGCGAAAGATTTCAAATAATCATAGAAAGGTAAGAAATGGCTCTACCAACAACAAGAGCAGAATTCAAAGAGTTTTGTTTAAGAAAACTCGGCAAACCTGTTATTGAAATCAATGTTGATGATCAGCAAGTAGAAGATCGTATAGACGAAGCATTAAGATATTACTATGATTATCATTTTGATGGTGCTGAAAAAACTTTCTATAAACACCAAATAACACAGACAGATAAAGATAACAAGTATATCACAGTTCCAGAAAATATTATTGGTGTTATTAATATCTTTGACTTAGGTTCTGCTCTTGGAACAAACAATCTATTTAACATTCGTTATCAGATTGCTTTGAATGACCTTTACACACTTACTTCTGTTTCTATGGTTCCATATTTTATGGCAATTCAACACATACAATTTCTAGAATATCTTTTGGTTGGTAAACAACCTATTCGTTACAATCGCCATGTAAATAAACTCCATGTTGATATGGATTGGGATAGATTTAATGTTGGGGATTATCTTTTAGCAGAAGCATATCAAGTTGTAGATCCAGATACTTATACAGATGCTTGGGCAGATAGATGGTTGGGTAGATATACACAATGTCTTATTAAACAACAATGGGGTGAGAATCTTAAAAAGTTTGAAGGTATGCAAATGCCTGGAGGTTTGAAGTTTAATGGACAACAGATTTACAATGAAGCAATTGCTGAAAGAGAAAATTTAGAAAGAGAAATGATATCTACATATTCACTTCCTGTGACAGATATGATTGGATAATTTTATGGCAACTAATTTTTTCTTCAACAATTTTAACTCTTCACAGGAACAATTGTTACTAGAAAATTTAGTAATTGAGTCCATAAAGATTTATGGACACGATGTATATTATATTCCTCTTACTAGAACATCGTATGATGATATCTATGGTGAAGATGACCAAGCAGCATATAACTCAGCACATTTTATGGAAATGTATATTAAATCCATAGATGGATTTTCTGGTGATGGTGAATTTATGTCAAGGTTTGGTATAGAAATACGAAACCAAGTTGTTTTTTCTATGGCACAAAGAATATTTTCACAAGAAGTTGGAACATTTACAGATCAGGTAAGACCTAATGAGGGAGACCTGATTTATTTTCCATTGAATGATAGATGTTTTGAAATTAAATTTGTAAACAAATATGAAATGTTTTATCAGTTAGGAGCATTACAAACTTGGGAAGTTACTTGTGAATTATTTGAATATTCAAATGAAACATTCAATACAGGTATTCCTGAAATTGATATTATTCAATCAAAGTTCTCTATGAATGCACTTGATTTCTCTATAAAAGATGAAGCAGACGATTATCTTGTTACAGAAAATTCAGAATATATTATACTTGAAGGAAAAGCAGTTGATGATTTGATTCCAGCAGATGATAGTGATGAAATACAAGAAGAGTCAGATAACATAGTTCTTTTCTCAACAGAAGATCCTTTCAGTGAAGGAAATATTTAATGTTTGGTCAAACATTTTATCACAGTCTAATAAGAAAATATGTTGCACTTGTAGGAACGCTTTTCAATGACATTTACATTGAGAGAACTGATAGCACTAACACTGTAACAAAGTTTATAAGAGTTCCTATAACATATGCACCAAAAGATAAAATGTTTGCTAGAGTAATACAAGACTCTGGTCTTGATAGAGAAACTGCAGTAATGCCTCTACCTATGATCTCATTTGAAATAGGTCAAATGGCATATGATGGTTCAAGAAAATTAAATACTGTTACTAGAACAGTTGTTGAGGACCCAACAACACCAGATAAAAGAAAATACCAATATAATCCAGTCCCATATAACATAGAATTTAAAGTATATGTTTATGCTAATCACTCAGAAGATGCTTCTAAAATAGTAGAACAAATTCTTCCATACTTCACACCTGACTGGACAACAACAGTCCAACTCGTTCCAGAAGTTGAAATGATTATGGATATTCCAGTTATTCTTGATAGAATAAACTATTCTGATAATTATGATGAAGCATATACAAAAAGAAGAGCAATTATTTGGTCTCTAGATTTAACATTAAAGGGTTATCTATATGGTCCTGTAAAATCTTCTGCTATTATCAAATTTGCAAATACAAACTTCTATATCCCTAAAAGAATTGGTGATTATGATTTGCAAGAAGAAGTACTTACAGTTATTTCGGGTAAGAATGTAAATAGCACAACAGATTTCATAACAATAAAAAATCAACCATTTGCTAATGGAGATTATCTTGTTTATGCAAATGCAGATGGAAATTCTCAAATTACTGGTCTAACCAGTGGTTCAAAATATTATGTTGTTCAAGCAAACTCTACTGGTATTAAACTATCCACTGAAAGATACGGTGGAACTGTTGATATAACATATACATCCTCTAATACAACAAGCACATTAAGAAGAAACAGTGCAAGTAATACTGCAGTTGCTGAAAGAGTCACAGTTCAACCTGGACTGACTTCTAATAATAAACCAACTATTTTTGGCAATAATCAATTATTTGTTACAGCAACAGCAAATGCATCAATTGAAAATGGTGTTGTTTCTCATCTTACTATTAATGAAGATGGATATGGATATATTGATAATCCAACTGTTACTTTCTCAGCATCACCATCTGGTAATACTGCAACTGCAACAGCAAATGTAAGTGAGTATAGAGTTGTAAAACTTAATATTACAAGTGGTGGTTCTGGATATACTTCAGAACCAACAGTTACAATATCTGCTCCAGACGGAATAACAGTTCCATTCTCGCAAATTGAAGAAGATGATAACTATGGATATGTTATCAGTATATATAATTGGGAAGAACTGAATGGAGAATAGAAAATTGAATGATGAAGAAGATCCTATTGGTGAAGCATTAGATATACTTCCCCCAGTAAAACAAGAAAAAGAAGAGAAAAAAGAATTAGTAATAGAAGAAGATGATACTTCTGTTTCTGATTTTGTTTCTGCTCGCCAAAACATCCACGATATGATTGATGCTTCAAAAGAAGCAATTGATTTATTAGCAGGATTTGCTGAAAGATCACAACAACCAAGAGCATTTGAAGTTTTAGGAAAACTTATAGAAACAAATGTTAAAGCAAATAAAGATTTGTTGGAACTACAAGAAAAAATAAGACAAATCAAAGAATTAGACATTACTCCTGAAGGTAAAGCAAAAACAATTAATAATAATTTATTTGTTGGAAGCACAGCAGAACTTCAAAAAGTACTAAAGAATATGAAGAATGAAGAATAGTGATATAGATGCTAAAGGTTATAAAGGTAATATTAATCTAAAGAGAATCAATCAAGAAATTGATTGGACTCCTGAACTTGTTCAAGAATATGTAAAATGCTCTGAAGATCCAGTATATTTTATTGAAACATATATGAAAATTATAAATGTTAATGAGGGTCTTGTAAACTTTAATCTATATGACTACCAAAAACAAATGATTCGTGGGTTTCAGGATAATAGATTTAATATTATTACAACTGCTAGACAAGCAGGAAAATCTACAACCACCTGCGGTTTTATTCTTTGGTATATCATATTCAATTCAGAAAAAACGGTAGCACTTCTAGCAAACAAAGGTGATACTGCTAGAGAAATTCTTGGTAAAATTCAACTTGCTTATCAACAAT